GCTTGTACGACAACCGTAGCAGAGCAATAATATGGTAAGAGGGTTTAGGTAAGCTAATATCAGCAGCCGTATATCACTAGGTGCAGGCGACAGCATACACGCTTCCCGGTTTTATAAAGAAAATGGGCCCAGAAGAAGTTAAGAATAAGATCGCGTAACATCTCAACAATTCACACATCTTATTTGCTAATGACATGTCTCAGTATGACGCGTCGTAAACACACCCAATATTCTTCCTGGAGCGTGAGATCATTAGACGTATGTATGGTAAGGAATTTTCGACGTGGTGGGGTATGGTTTGGCATGATCTAAAAATCGCTGAGTTTGGGCAACCAGGGAACGAGAATGGTCACTTAAAAGTGGAGTTTGGTATGTAAATGAACTCCGGATCGATGTTTACTGCATGTACCAACACGATCCTTAACCGTTATCTCATGTTGTACGCCTGTTCCACTCTTGGCCTTATCGAGAATGTTGATTATTGGATGCTTGTCGAAGGTGATGACAATTTGATGTGGTTCGCAGACCCTTCAATCGCAACAAAGGTATTTTCTGTGACCACTGATCTCGGGTTCAAGCAAGAGACTGAAAAGTTTGATGAACTGGAGGATGCAGAACTAATCGGGCTGAAATTTGTTTGCCTCGATGGTGATGTATATATGTATCGAGACGCGTAAAGAATGATGCAAAAGTTCGGATTGACGGTGCAAACTCAAGTGATGTCTTCTCCTGATTTGTACACTAGCGTGCTTGGTGGCAAATTAGTCGCGTTGTGGATGTCGTTGCCAGGCATGAAGAAAATCATGCCATTCCTTGAACACGGGCTGTCTATAATTGACAAGGTGACTCCCGGGAAGAACCCATACAGAAAAGTGTTGCATGGTGATCGTGAGGCGGTGTTAGATTACCTCGCCACCTTAAAAGATCGTCCACAACACATGAAAGACCTACCGTATCTTTTGCAGGAGCAAATTAGGAATTAAGAAACCGGTTTCATATCAAACAACTTGACAAAGATCGGAGAATACCTTGACGCTAAGTATGGTGACAGTTTTGAACAGCTGTGCCGCTTAATAAAAGAGAGAGGATGGCACTGCTTTATTGAACCAGGCGAATGCGTATCTCTTTCGAAGTCGGTGAGTGTGTTGAAAGACTTCGCGGGTAAAATTCTCAACAGGTAGTACGGTGTCCGCACAGACTGGCGATTTGAAACCTGGATTAATCCACATAAATCTGTAGCCCAAGATGACGTAAAGACCATAATCGACAATGCACGGAAGGCCGTGGCAGCTGAGAGGAAAGCCAAGAGAGTCGCTGCGCTACCCCTCACCAATCACTTCGCAACAATACGCCCCACAGGATTCGTTTAAGTGAAACGTAGACGCACAGAGAAGCAAATGTTGAGAGAGGTTGTTGGAGACTGGCTAAAAGTACGCTTTGATTACCAATAAAAACATGGCCCACTGCATCATCTACTATGGAAGATCATGCGCACGAAGGCAATACACGCACTCATGAAGATTTGGAGAAAAGAGGGGATTACTAACCCCGCCCACCAGTTCAACCAGGCAAAAGAGTGGGCCGAAAATCATATAAAGTTTGACATGGTACCACAAGTTGGGCATGCCGCTTCTGACTACGTATACACAGGCACTTCACCACAAGTTGTCGCACACACTGTTTTGGATAGCATCAACACTGGCAGCTCGCCACAAGGGGATGACACCAAGAAAAAATAAAGTCTTTATGGCAACCAGACAGATGAATACATTCGAGGATGTATCGAATGCAATGACGAGAACCACGTTCAACTCGTGGGAAATAATACGTAAAGTCAAGTCCCGCGAGGAGTACTAAAAGATGATGGCAAACAGCAAGTCGCTGATGGCTTCGATTACCGTGCGCGACGGATCGAACATAGATAGAACCATGGGGCAAGTGCCAATGTATTAAATCTCAGAATGGCCAAATCATATTCTAGGAGCGTGGGACAAATTCCTTTGCACCATAGCAGCAAAAGGCATCGCAATCGATATGTCCGGATTGAGAGCAGATTTGAGAAGCAAGCGTTCTAGGAGCGAAGCGTAACAACAAGGCTTGAAGATGATCACCAGGCACAATAATAAGATAGGCATAAACTACAATCTGAACAAGTCAGTGTATGTCACAGCTACAGATGCGAGAAACCCGTCAGACAGTATCTATAAAGTCCTGTTGCAACAATCGCTCGACATCCTACCAGATGCGTATGACGCATGGAAGAGTTATCTCTCAACAGTAATAGAGAATGCATTTAAAGAGAACCCACAAACAATGCGAGAACGGATGAGATAACAAGCTACTCGAGTCAATACGAGAGAACCGCTAACGATGGAAGACGTCCAGAAACTCATACAAGCTGCAAGGATGACGGAGAAGTAGAATGTAATGAATGCAAGTCTGGCTCATTTACCCAGCAAAACCAACGAGACTTTTATAGAGGAAGATGTGCTTTCTCAGTTCGTACCAGAAGCAAACAGTAGACACCCAGACGATTACTCGAGCGACGACAGTATACACACCTATAGGGAGGAAGAGTCGAAAGTGTAAGCACCATGGGACGATCCACGAGGCAATCGACCTGTTAGAGTAGACGATGTGGTAGCATCGATAATGACACTGCCTAGGTTGATGTAGCTGATGACAGAGAAAATGGAAGACACCCCAGATAGAGAATGGGCTCTGTCTGTAGTATCACCTTTTCACTACTAAGCGAAAGGAGCTAGGATACCGAACATTCAAGCGGCGAACACTGTTACCGGGACCGATTTTCAAGACCTGGGCTCATTCACGATATCCCAGTATTGCCTTCTGATCACATGTTACACTGCGTTCAACTCCTCCCCTTTTCTATTGTTAGACAATTTGCCACCGACGTTTTACGACCTCGCACCAGTTCGCACGAGCGTGAGGTATTTTTCAGATGGTCCGGGTGTGGACGTGTTCGGTGTTTAAGCAGAAGAGATGGATGTCAACTTGATTGGACCTATTGGCCCGGGTTACACTAACGGCGGTGGATTCCTGAGTAATGCCACCTATGGTAGTAACCCTGCGGTTAGAGGGTTCTTCACTGCAGCCAGGGTAGCTGCCGGAGGAACGAGAATTTTCAAAACATCCGCGAGCACAACCGAGTCAGGAATGATCAAAGGGTTTTTCGCAGATCGTGGTGGCCATGTGACGAAAAATCTTGGGCAACTCTTAAATTACTATTAGGACGATTAAACTCACTGCAGGGTGTATGTTGCTGGAGGGGCAGGGGAATCAATGGGCCGCGCCGGTTACATGGTGGGCACCGTTTTCCAACCATTAACTCTCGGGGAGTGTCAAAATTTCTACTCAGCAACCGCACCATTTCTGACAGTAAACGCGGCTAATCCAGATTTCATAGCAACCCTAGCGACCTCGCCCTTCCCGGTATAAATGGTGCTTCAGATGTAAGCTCAACCGCCAAATTGGCCATACGCTGCTGGCACCTACAACACAGGAGCATATTATCTCTTAGATAGTTTGATGCTTGCTGCGATCGTCGCTCAGCCCACGAATTGGACGTTTAACACTTTCTTGAATACGTCGTCACTCATACGCCCACATCTTGCGCTATATTCTTTCGAGGGTGTATAACCATAAACAACTTTCGAGTTGCAATGGGTTGTCCACTACGAGGGAATACCAAGTTCAGAGTCATAGTATTTAGAGACGGAAACGAGATAATTATCCACTGCCTACGCCACCCCACTGGATATATTAAGGAGAATGGACTTCGATAGTTTTAGGACTGGACCTGGGTTGAACATAGACGATCCAAATATGGAGATACTTGCAGGCATCATGAACAAAGGGTTCTTCACAAAAGTTGGCTCAGCAATGCATAAGATGTAGGAAGCAGTAAAACGCCATGGAGACATTAAAGACAAGGTGCTTCATTTCGCCCCACAAATAGCAAAACACCTCGCGCAGCGTATACCCGGTGTCAAAAACTTCGCGACATAAATACATGACGGTGTACAACAACTGATCGATAAACACACGTAACGCAAGAGAGACGCTATGAGAGAGGAGGGAGTTATCCAGTCACCTATCGATATAGCTCAAGCATAACGTTAGGCCAACTACGCCTCTGAGTGTGACGCATTATTCCATGAAAAGTGAGCACATCGCACCTTGCAAACTCAAAGATGTTGATGCTTCTGCTTCGCAACTTTGTTTCAATAAAAATTTAACCTCAAGTATACAGTGATAACTCTCAACTTAGCAGAAATGGGCGTAATCCTTCACTGTACCCAGCGGCAACTAGTTGCCCGTGTGTGTCACGAGTCATGCCCTGACTGCACCAGGGGTAAAGCCAAACGGCGAAGCTCATCAGAGCAATGGAAGTCCATCCTAACGGACACAACGGTTGAGCTCTAACCCGGGAATTTGAGCAATTTCAATCATAGGATGGTGCCTGTGATGATGCAGAAAGGCCAGGTGACTGGCCGAAAGATTGCCGCTTCATGATGATCAGGCGTGTGATACTCACACGGCCGCGGCTCGCTGCTACCTAGAGCATAATAGGATGCCTGTGACATATTTCAGAGACCGCTTGACAACTTCTGAATGGGGCACAGGTGCCGGCGGACCAACAGCCGGCATTAATATCCGTGTGGGTGGACAGGGACACTGAGGCACC